GCCATTTATTTTTTCTCCTTATTAATAATCTTCAAGGCAGTAGATTCCATGATTTGCAAACCATATAAAACTTTTGATCTGTCCTCTATCTTAAACAAGTCAAAAAGTCCTCCCTTCAACAATAGTACCTCATATCTCAATCCTACATAACCACCATAAGCAATATTCCATTGAGTCTGCATATTAAGAAACATTATTACAGTGTCCCAGTTCTCTTCTTCGACTTCAAAATCTGCTTTTTGAAAAGTCTCAGGGGGCAATTTAGAAATATCTACACCTAAAGCTTTCATGTCTTCAAGTGCAGTATTTTCTCCTCCTTCGCCACTACTAGCCCAGTACTTAGCAGCGTCTTCTAGTTTTTTACTAGACCTATTTGAATAAATTCTTTATATGCAGATATAACCGCATTACGAAAAGCAAGATCATCCGCTACTTCGTGCAAGTTTTTTTTATTAAAAGGTATATCAGTTCCATCTTCTTCGGTTACACCTTCCCAACCTTGAACAGCAGTTTCTAAAGCTTTATCCTCTGGTAACTTATCAAAAGCTCCAAGATCTTTACCGCCTAGTCTTTTAAATTTAATTATAATTTCCTCAGTTTCTAGTTCTCCAGCTACGGTTGATGAAGGAGAAGCAATAGAAACTTTCCAAGGAAAAACCTTTGTTTTCTTTCTTACAAATGGCATGAATTTAGTGGATAAATATATATACTTTCTTATTCTAGCTATTAACCCAATCTATGTATAGATTAATTGAACTTCATCGTTCCCTGATGCACTAGGTATCAGAGTGTAAGGTATTTCATAAGTAGCAATACCTTCATTATCTCCAATATCAAATCCTCCAATATCAGTCTTAGAAGAAATAACTTGAACTTTATTACCTGCCCCGACACCATGCAATACAGATAAAGCACCTAAACTTCCCTCAGCTTTCGCTAATGCGTAGAAATCTTTAGTTGCCATCTTAACAGCATCTATAGTTACAGATCCATTTACAGCCCTTTGTGTAAGAAGAACTTCTTTCTCTGTAGATCCCCCGATAACCTCTCTATATGTAATTTCATTTCCTAAATCAATAGAGAAAGAATTTAATCCGGCTTGATGTCCTAAGAGACTAAAACCTGATGTATTTCCGGGTTTGAAAATAGCTGGAGTTGGCTGGTGATTAAAGGTTGAACTTGGAAGTGCTTCGTCAACAACATCTACATATATACCAGTAAAGGTAAAGTCTAATGTTGGAATTTCACCTATATTTGCGTTAAGGGCTACATTGCCCCGACAGCCCCTAGCTGCATGCCTTACGCCATCTAGGTTATAGAAAATTACAGCAGAGCTAAAACTGGAACTTACGGGAGCATATGTAACGCTTGTCCCAGCACTAATGGTTTCTGAAAGACCACATGCGAGTAAGGCTTTAGAATATCCGGGAGGAGTCCCGGCTGCCCCACTAGCTACAAACTCGACTGAAAAACTTATTTCTACTTTTAAATTTGCAATTAATGTTTCTGATGCACCGTAATAAGGTCTTATGTATTCTCTAGTGACTGAATCACCAGACATCGGAGTAATACTTAGATTAGAAACTAAAAGAGCGTCAGCACCAGTAGGAGTAGTGCTATCGTTATACGCTGATTCTGTTTCAATCGTTAGACTCTGTTTGTTGATCAGTAGTGTCATCAGGTTTTACCTCAGTGTTTTTTTCTGGAGATGGCAAAGTTCTTTTTACAAGTGTTCTTTTGCCTGTTTTAGGATCAAGTAGGTAACTTCCACCCTCACCCGGATTTTCATTACTCATTGTAGTGAAAAGTTGCGTATAAAGTAATCATATTATTTATAAATCATGTTGACAAATCATTGTATGTAGATCTGTAATCAATTTCATAATTACATGTATATATTCCTGCTGGTGTATCAGCTTCAATAGTCTGAAAATCTACTGATAAAGGTCTTGTATCTATTGCTAAACCTCCTAATGTTGAATCTGCAACCAATTTTGAATGTAAACTTTCAACAGTAGCATCAGCTTTCGTATCAGGATTTTTATGTCTACATATAACTATCACTCTTATAGATAAAGTCCAATCAATAAAATCACGATTTCTTAAAGAAGGATTGTCAGAAGAAAATTCAACAACAAGGCTAGGTGATTCTTCACGAGTAAATGGTTCTACTCTATTTCTATAAATTCGTTTATTTATACCTGTGGTCGTAGTTAAAATTGTTTTAACTTTTGCAAGTATTTGTTCTCTTTTAGTCGTCATCGTCTTTACTCAAACTAATGATTGAAATCTTACCATCGTCTATTTTTCTCATATTTCTTACTGTATAAGGAATTGTATTTACAAGCATTGTTTTCTCAAATAAAACATTTTTAAAATCACTTGTTTTTACTTTTAATTCATACTCTGTAGACAAGATAGTATTATCAGCAATTATTTCATCAGGCTCATCTAACATTCCAGAATATACAGCATTATCATAGATCACTTCATCAGTGAACTCATCAAAAAATACATTTAGATTTTCTGTAAAAGCCATAAAAAAAAAAGCCCCAATAAAGGGGCAATAAAATTAACCGTACTTCTTAAGACCTAATCCAGTTACAGACAAGTCAAAGGTAGGAGAAGATCCACCAATAGTGAATTTAACTCTTACATATCTTTTACATTCATCAGCACTAATAGATAGTTTTTGTGATGATGCACTACCAGTAACTTGAGTGAAGGCTGCTCCAGACAATGCAGCAAAAGTTGAATTGTCAGCAGAATCTTCAATAGTTACATCTAATGTTGGAGATGATCCACCACCAGCAGCAGAATCAAGAACAAAAAGGACATCTCCTTCATATTCTTTAAGATCAATACCAGTACCATTTCCGGTAGCAGTTTTAGTAGAAGTACCAAGACCTGATAAAAGGTCAAGTCTTTCAAAATTTAGTCGGTTGTAGCCCATGTCAGTCGTCCTTAACAACAGTTTTTACTTTTGGTTTTGCTTTTGGTTTAGCTTTTGGCTTTTCAGTTTCAATAACTGCTTTACCACTTCCAAGTAGCGTTCTAGCTAAATCATTATCAACGTCTAAAGAAAGGCCGGAGTCCTTATGGACTCCAGCTATCAATACGCTGCGTATTAATTTAACTTTCATACTAAGTTGCGAAACAAAATGCTCCCGCTTGTCTCACTGCATAGTCTATGTCCTGTAGGGCAATTATCCTTACAGTACCAGCAGTTGCCCCAGCGAAAGGATCAACAGTTAGATCTAAACCAGACCACATACCAACAATAAACTGACTGAAATCACCAAAGATTGCATCATTATTTGCTAATTGGTTTGTGACAATAGCCTCATAACCATTAATTTGGTTGTTCTCAAACACAAAATTAGCAGTTGAAGTACTTGTCTTCTCTGTTGATTTTAAAGCACCTCTTGTTGTTGCATTAACAAGGTATTTCATTGAATTACCTTCTGCGTTTGCAACCGCAACATCGGTCTCCATCCCTATATATTCCGAGAACGATCCTGTTCCTGTTAAGGATTGAGAGCCAATACCAGAAGTTTGAGTTAGACCTAGTGGCTGATTAGAAGAACCAGTTCCATAGATAGCTGTACGATCTAGCTCAAGAGCGATCTTCTTAGCAATGTCATCTCTAACAAACGCTTCAATATCAATAGAAGACTGTAAAAGAGTTTTTCTAGTAAAGTCAGTAAATGCACCAACTGTTTTTGGTGTCATTGAAATCTGCGTAAAGCTTTGCTGTCCCTCTGTTGGGGCTGAACCCTCTCCTACCCAGTAAGCGGCTGTTGTCCCGTCTTGTTTAGGAATCGCAATATTGCCCTCTAGTCCCGTTAACATTGTAACCCCAGCGTTCATTATAGCCATCTTATTCCTCAAGATTTCTATAAATGATCCACTGAGTAAGTCTGTGGACACAAGGTTTCCCCCGTCCGCAGCAGTCCCAACATTCAAGTCCCTCTTGAGTACTTCGTTAGGAATTAAAATACCTTTTGCTGGTCTACCATAACGCTTTGCTGCTTCTTCAGAAACTTCACGCTCGTATGATGCTGCTTCTTGTGCTGCTCTATCAGCAGGATTTGCAAGAGCATTAATAGCTCTTAAGAATGAGAAGCTTTGTGCTTCTTTTTTATCTAAGAACTCCTCAGATTTTTTGCCTTCAATTTGCATGTCGGTTGAACGAATAGGGGTTACTTTTTTATTTTTCACAAGATCTAATATTGCAGATCTTGCTTCAGTAGCAGACTTACCACCTTTAATTAAAGTTTCAGTAAGTTCTTCTGCTCCGTATTCTGCAAACTCACGACAAGTTGAAGTGATTTCAGCAACACGAGCATTGTTCTCATCTAAAGCACGTTGCACTTCAGCTTGAACATCAATTTCTACGGATGGTTTTGTTTCCACCGCAGTTTCTTTAGTTGTTTCTTCCATAGACTGTTTAGATTGTGCGGTAGGTTCCGCAGAACGAGTCTCCTCAAGAGGAGCATTATCATTAATAATAATGTTTTCCTCCTCTAAAGTAACATTTTCTGATGAAATATTCTCTACTAAAGATCTACCGAAGCCGACTGAGTTATCTGCTGGGATAGTTGCAAGGCTAACTTCGTGTGGGGTCCAACGGGTCGCACGAAGCCCAGTGTCCGTTTCTTCCACTTCGTCCAGACTGTACCCAAAGCTAATACCACGCAAAATACCATCTTTAACGTCATCTAAGACTTCAGAAGCAAATTTAGAGCGAGAAAAGCGAATTTTAGCGTAACCTCTCATGTCGCTAGGATTTATATAAGCATTTTCAACTACCCCTAGAACTTTATCAGGATTGTGGTTGAAAAGGAACGGAGCAGAATCATTTAGTCTTACTAAGTTTGCACTTCCTTCTTCATGGCTTAACACTTCGTCACCAAAAAACCGTTTTACTGGTAGTTGGCTTGAGAAAGGAAATTCAAAAGTTCTTGATTTTACATTTTTAAAGTCCGTAACTTCTTTACGTTCAAATTTATCTCCAGCCTCAATCGCTCTAATATCGGCAATTTTTGTAAGTGCTGAAAATCGGTGGCCTGCATATATATCAGTGCTTTCACCATTTCTATAAACCTGTATTAATGCAGCAGGATTTTCAGGAGTACCTTTAATAACAAAAGAGCTACTTGGTACATCTATTTCGCCATCTCTGACAATACGAGTAATTTTACCTCTAGCTCGACCACCACTAGCGTTCCAAGCAACAAAATCACCAGTTTTAAGAGCGTCCGGTGCTGCTCTTACTACTTCTTCTTTTTTCAATTCATGCTCTTCAGACATAGTACGCTCCCTAGCTTTTTTAATTTGATTGGACTTGGTTTTAGACCAAGACTGTCCTGAGTCTCCGCCCCAAGCGGCCCAAGCGACCCTCCCATTACTGGGATAGCCGTCTTCGCCCTTGCGGAAACCTTTGCCCGATTTGTCGCTAAAATGACGAGCAAACCATGCGTTCATTGTAATAACAGTATCAGCCGATAGCTCATTACCGCTTAATATTTGTGTTGCTCTAGTTCTAGCTACATCTGTACCTCCTCCTTCTCCTTCCTTCTTCCATTCCCTGTAACGTCTTGCTTCTGTCCTCATGCCGTCAGTAGGCATAAGACTTATAGAAACACCGTTTACATTTGCCATTTACTTCTTGCTCCTTTTTTTTGTTTTACTTCCTTGTTTTACTTCCGGCAAGTCTAACTCAAGCTGACCTTCTTCAACCGTAAGATCTAAATCTTTATCTAATTTTACCCCTAAACCTTCTGCTACATCCTGCTCTCTAGATATTTCTCTAATAATATCGTCATAATCTCCACCGCCACTCATAGCTATAACTTGTGACTTAGACATATATCCAGCTTGTTCTGCCTCGCGATATGCCTTCACCTCTTTAAGTGGATCAATATAGTGTTGTGTTGGTGGAATCCATACAGGCTTGCAATACCTAGATGGTCTTGAAGAATAATCAGCAAAATCTAATTCACCTGCTAAAACAGCCAAAGAAAGCCATTCTTTAAATATTCTTTTATGGAAATTTTTAATAATATATCTTTGACAGAATTGCCAATTAGTCCTGTCTTCTAAAAGACTTAACCTTGAACTAGAATAGTTCGTTTCGCTGAAATCTTTTGAAATTGTTTCATAGCTGCACCCAAAGCCTGCCGCGAACCTTCTCACCTTGTTTTTGACAAACATCTCATACTGCTGATGAGGATAATCAATATCTGGGACAGAAACAGATTCTCCCGGTGCTAAGTACCGAAATTCCCCCGGAGCAAAATCTTGAACTCTTTCATTATTTTCTACATCATCACCTATTAACTCTCCAGAATTATTGGTAATAAAACCGGTTACAGAAGCTCCGATTCTTGCTCTGATAACTGCTGCTTCTTCAAATCCTGAGAGTTGATGTAAATCATCCATAACAGGATGGAACCAAGGCACACCCCTATTCTGACCGGGTCTTTCGGGAAGAAACAGATGAATAATATCTTTAGCTGAAACTAATAAGTTTTCTTTTTGTTTACCTTGATTAGTTAAATAATAAGCATCTCCGGGATGTCTAGACATTATGGAATAACGAACGGCTCTACCCCATGAGTCAACTTCAACACCATTTCGCCACTCGTTACCTTTAGCTAATGTTGCTCCACTATATTCTTCATCTAACAGATCACTTTCTATAACTTGTAATGCTAGTGGTACTTTTGATTCTCCAAATGGCTGTCTAACTATTCTAAAAATACACTCACCACTCTCAGGTAATGCTCCTGCCATTAACCATTCAAATTCGTGAAAACTATGCTTTCCAGCACAGTCACAATTAGTCGCTTCAGACCATTCAGCCCATTTCTCCTCAATTAAATCATTGACCCTTTCGTCTTTCTTATTACCTCTTATTTGCTTTACACGAGACTGAAAATCCATTCCAGTTCCAACTATATTTAATT